GTTATATTTTTTTAAATAAAAATATAACCGCAGGTATTTACTAAATTAAAAACCGCTGGTAATATACACACATCGAAGCAAAACACACTAACTAGGAGATAAAAATGAAACACGTTGCCAATATCATGAGAATTAATGACTGTAACCCAGACCAAGAAAGCACAGTAGGTCAAATCTTTGCGCAAGGTCGCGGCAAATCCAGAAAACACCTGATTTTATGGTTGAACGGGTGGGAACAAGAATATGGCGCAAACTATTACGACGCATGCGCTGCTGCGAGGAATGCCAATACATGGAACTTCATCGAACCAATCTAAGTTTCTTCCCCAAGCCGCTTCAAGCGAGGCGGCTTCAATAAAAAACTTAATCTGATCTTTAAAAATTTGAAAGCGTAGTAACCGCCCTTCAGGTAGGCAATAGCCGATAGCAAGACATCGAAAGATGGGGGAAATCGAACAAACGGTTACAGGCGAGGGCGGCCTAAAAGATAACGGCCTAGCGAGATACAGCCCCTGTAACAGGGGGCTTATTTAAGTGGCTGGAGACGGCTGTTTAAATAAGCAAGGTCAAATTATCGGTAGATAGGGTGAGCAATGCCAAAACGAGGGCACAAGGCTTACTGCCTAGCAACACCACAGGCAAGCAAGGGCAACGGCACGGAGAAACATCAAGCCCCTTCCTCTACCGATACCGCAACAAAAGGAAAAGGAAATGACTTACTACGAAACAAGCCACCCCGATTGGGGAATGGACGAAATGTACAGGCGCGAAGAATTACGAGACGCAGAAATTGCGATCGAAGAAAACCGAGAAGATGACAACAGGAAGAATTTCAAATTATTCCACGCGCAAATCATGCAACACGTCATCAAGGAAGCCTACGAGTTTCGCAAATGCGCTATCGAATGTGATGAATTGCAATACTCGCAGAATGATGGCGAATGGCGAACTTGCTTGCTAGACGGCGCGGAATTTCTCGAATTGAGTAGCAATAAGTACGAAAACGAAGAAATTAAAGACGCGCTGATTTGGGCAACTCAATCAAATCACGCTGATTTACGAGTAAGCAAAATTGATGAACTGGCAAACCAATAGGAGGAAGCGGCATGAAAGCATTAACCCAATACCTGACAGACGAGGCAAAGCAGGCAAGGCGCGAATTTATGCAAAAGGTCATCGCCCTGCCATTTAACCCGAAGATTAAAGCCATGCCGTGCAATGCCGGAGCAAAGCACCCTGACATCATGTTGGGCAATGCCCGGCTGATTCTCTTGAGGCACTTCAATGAGATGGTTTCACGGCTTGAGCGCAAAACCGACCACAGCCGCGCGGTATTAACTGCCGCGCAATACGGAATCTTCGACATCAATCAACTTTTGCAGTAGGAAGAAAAATGAAATACGCAATTCGCAGTGTTTTAGCCGTGTCAGCAATCACGGTAGCCGCTTGTAGCTTTTCAGGCAAATCCGAGAAGCCGGAAGAGCCGGAAACCATCAGCCAAGAAGCACAGGTTGAGCAGATGTACAACGCCATGCCTGACGAAGTAAAGGTCATGGGAGACGCAGAAGTAGGAGGTTGCAAATGATGATGACAGTTACCAGTCTTGTAACGCGCCCTAAAGACATCAAGCCAAAAGGCATTAGACACCAGCAATCTCCAAGCGTACGAATGAAGCGAGAGGGTAAGCATTGGATTGTATGGCGCGAGATTGAAAGCTTTTCATGTGGGCAACCACTTATGCACCCTCAAGCCAAAATCAAGTGCAAACGAGTGGACGAAAAGAAATTCCGCACGATGGAAGAGGCGGAGCAGTATTTGAAATCACTCTTTGAGGTGTGAGATGTGTCAGGAATTGATGTTTTATTGCCAAGTCATGCAAGAGCTTGAGCAACAAGAAAGCATAGAAAACAACAGCTTAACCAGTAAAGAAAAATTCATTTGGAGATTAAAAAATGAGCGTATCGGTTTTTATTCTTGGAGAGAGCGGAACAGGCAAAACCGCCTCAATGCGAAACCTTAACCCTGATGATGTGTGCCTGATTCAGGCAGTTAAAAAGCCCCTGCCATTTCGCCCGAAAGGCTGGAAAACCGCCGCCGAAAAGGACGAAAAAGGCAGCCTGAAGAAAGTGGGAGATTCAGGGAATATCTACATTACAGACGATTCCCAACAAGTCTGCACGATTCTGCAAAAGACAAGCAAAGACATCATCATTATTGATGATTTTCAGTACATCATGGCAAATGAGTTCATGCGCGGCGTAACGGTTGAAGCCAAAGGCAATGAGCAATTTATGAAGTTTAACCGGATCGCAAAAAACACATGGGACATTCTTCAGACGGCCAACGCATTGCCGGAAAACAAGCGCGTTTACATCCTGTCGCACACGCAGACAGATGATTTTGGCAAAACAAAAGCCAAGACGATTGGCAAACTGCTTGACGAAAAAATCACACTGGAAGGCTTGTTTACCATTGTTTTAAGAACGCAGGCAGTCAACGGCAATTACAGCTTTTTAACCCAAAACAACGGCGCAGACACCGTAAAAAGCCCAATGGGACTTTTTGAAAGTCAGCAAATCGACAACGATTTGGCGCAGATTGATTCAGAAATCTGCACTTACTACGAAATCCAACCGAAAGGACATCAAGATGTACAAGCTCAATAAACAAGACGCAATCGCCTACGACCAACGCGGCGGCTATATCAACCAAGCCGGTAAATATGTTGTAACCATTGAATCAGCAGTGTTCCACGTTGGCAATAACGCCAATGGCCGAAGTGAGAATCTGAAACTGTCTGTTATCGACAATCAAAAACGCAAAGCAACGTTCTTCGTCAACACCAGCTATTCAAACGGCGTACAGAATGAGGGCGGCTTGCGAACCGTGAGCGCAATCTTGGCTTGCTTGCGAGAACACGACAGCGGCGAACCAACACCGGCACAGGTCAAAGAATACAACCGCGAAACAAAGCAAGAAGAAGTAGTTATGCGTGATTGCTTTACCAAACTGCACGGTAAACAGCTTGGCATTGTCGTTCAGATGGTGCATGAAGATGGCCGCGAAAATCCATCACCGAGCCTGTATAGCGTGTTTGAAGCCTCAAGCGAATTGACCGCAGGCGAAATCATGCGCGCCGAAACACGACCGGCACAGCTTGGCAAAATCATGGATTATATCGCAAACAAACCACTGATTGATAAACGCAAAAACAGCCCTGTTCCACCTCAACCAACACGCCAGCCAGCACAGCAACCAACATCACCAACCGCGCCGGTTGAAGATATTGATAGCGACATCCCATTTTAACCAAGCGCAGGCCGTCTGAATTTTGGACGGCCTACAAAAAGGACATTGTATGAATATCACACTTTACCAATGCGCCGCCGACGTGCAAGAGGCTTTGGACTACCACTTCGACACAGAGGCGGAGCGAAATGACACGCTAGAAGCCGTTATCGGTCAATTTGATATTAAGGCTCAATCCGTGATTGGCTACATCAAAAACCAAGAAGCAACGGCGGAAATGCTTGAAGAACATATCAAGCAGATGGGCGAGAAGCTCAAGGCCATCAAGGCACGTAATCAAAGCCTTAAAGACTATTTAGAGCGCAATATGCTTGCCGCCGGAATTAAAGAGATTAAGGCAGATGATGGCACTTTTAAAGCCTCATTCCGCAAATCCAAAGCGATTGACGTTTTCGATGAAGCGCAAATCCCTGCTGAATTTATGCGTGAGCGTGTAACCGCCGTTCCTGATAAGACGGCAATCAAAAAAGCGATTGAAAGCGGCCAAGAAGTTGCAGGTGCGAAGATTGAAGAGCATTTGAATCTTCAGATTAAATAACCGCCCAATTTAACAAATGACAAAAGGAAAAATGCAATGACACCTGAAAGAATCGAAAAAGAACGCTCCGCGTTTGAAGCATGGCATAAAGAAACATTCGGCTACTTGCCGAAAAAGTATAAAGACGGAACTTTTATGTCCCCATCAAGAGCAGATGAGGTTAATCCGCAAGATATGTTTGAGGGCTGGCTAGCCAACGCCGCGCAATCCGAATGGATAAGCGTGGAGGACAAATATCCAGCAGACTTACAAGAAGTAAATATTCTGCTTAATACTGGGGAAGTAAGGATTGCCTTGCACTCACTAGGCACACCAGTGAGTAGTGGTTTTACGAAGGGGCATTATTTCACTGGGGATATTTATCATATTGATGGTGCAGAATATAACTGCTCCTGTTATGGAGATAATGTAACCCACTGGCAACCGCTCCCAGAACCACCTGAAGAGATAGGCAAATGATGGCAGACAAACGTCCGAGCCGTTGAGAGGACGGCTTCACGAAAGGAAACGGAAATGACAGCAATAACACCTTTTCAAGTATCAGTAACGTTATTATGGGGCGCGATTTTAATAAATTACGCATTACTTGTTTATAACGTTCGCATTAAAAAGCAAAAATTTTCAGAAGCGGTAAAGTGCTTATATCCATCAGTATTTATGATTTGCGCCTTTGGCTTCGGTAATTTACTGATGTGGACGTACCTGCTCACAAGCGGAATCATCACGATTAAATAGAGGTTGTTATGAAAGCAAGCGAAATGCAAGCCGCGCGTAAGGCGGCGAAGAAAGAACAAGCCGTCAAAAAATACGCACGAGACAACATCGGCAACCAACGCGCCGACCGCAACGAACTGGCAAATATTGCTGTGATCCAAGTGCAAAACAAGCTGTCTTTGAGAAGCGGCGTACCTCAAGACTTAGACAGCAAGCTGACAGAAAATATCAAGAATCTCATGCACTATCAGGCGTTGGTTTACGACAACGACCGAAGCAGTGTAACCGTGTTTGAGAAACTTATCCGCGCCATGCGTGTTGTTGCCTGCATCTACTCAGACGGCGACTTGAGCAAGACGACCAACGAAGCACAGGCGGCGATTGATCAGTTGCAAGAATCAGCCGACCTGTCGCCAAATCAACGCCGTGAGATTCTCAAGCCAGTGCTTCGCCTGACCGAATATCAGGAGGCATACGGCGAAATTATCCCAGAACGTACCGTTTCAAAAATCGGCCTGTATTGCGCCAGTGTACAAATCGCACTTTACACAGCAAGCCTTTACACGCGCCCGAAACGCTACATTCAGGCGTTATTCGACATCATCAACGGCGAATCGTTGCGAGCCATCGCCAAGAAGATAAACGAGAAAGAAAACGTATTGCGTGAAGAGGTATTAAATGCCGCCTGGCACTTCTTCCGCGTAGCAGAGTGTAACAGTGCCGTTCAGCCGGTAAGCAGTATTCCCGAATTGCGACAAGACGGCTACAAGGTACTGGCAGACTTTAACCGCCTGAAAGATTTTATTCAGACGGCCATGCAGAAAATTCTGATTCCGTTTGAGCAAAACACGGGAATCAGCCTGATTAATTACAACCAATTCCGCAAAGACTTGGTACAAGCGGAAATTATTTAGGATTATCAAATGGATATTCAAGAAATCATTGAATGGTTTAAGGCGGCTAAGCCAAAGCCAACAACGGACGACATCGCCGTGCAGATCGGCTGTCATTTTGAAGAAATCGCAGAAATGCAAGAAGCCTTAATGCGCGGTACTCACTTAAGAAACCATATTGCAAATTACGCTGACAAATTCAAAACCAAAGAACAAACAGCCGTCCGAACCGTTGAATTTGTGAAAGAAAGCCAAAATCGAAGCACTGAACTGATTGATGCGCTTTGCGACCAGATTGTAACCGCGATTGGCGTAGGCTACATGATGGGATTTGATATGGCAGGCGCGTTGGACGAAGTGAATAAGTCCAACTGGAGCAAGTTCAAGGACGGCGCGCCGGTATTTGACGAAAACGGCAAAATCGCCAAAGC